CAGACTGGAATCGCTTCATAAACGCAACACGGTTAGTTGTCACGATGTAGGATTGGTCAGCGAGAACGTTGTCACCCGATTGAACGGTTGGCATTCTTCGGTCACCGAACAAGAATCCGTCCTTGTGAACAAGGGAGATGATCGTTCGAGTCTTGGTAGCGTTGTCAAACACGCCACTTGCGTTGTAGTCATTTCGTTGGTACTCAGATTGAACCAAAGGAATGCTGTCAAGTCGTCCAATTTCACCAACGAGAACCGTAGCATTAGGGCCGTACTTTTCAAGGGTAAGAACTTCAGGAAGGTTCAAGAAGTCGATTTGCGAAGCTGGGTTGATGAAAGCAATCAAGTTGCTTGCAGTCGCGCCATACTTGCCCATCAGCTTACGAATTGCACGGAAGTTAGCGAGGTTTGGAGCCACACCACCACCGTCAAGTCGCGCACCAGCGTTGGTCAACTTACGGATACCATTCCATGCGTTACGAGCGTCATCAGCACCTGTGTTCAAGCGGATGTCGTCACCAGAGTCGTTGGTGTTAGACCAGAGACGAGCGTTGTTGGCAGGAGTACCACCACCGTCAGCACCAGCGTTATCAAGGTCGGTAAGCAGCAAGCTACCGTTGAGACAAGCATCGTCAATTGCGCTAGCAAGACCCCAAACTGTTTCGTCGTACATTTCTGAAACAACGTCAATGATGGAATCTTCTCGTAGTTCACCAGACACGAACTGTGCAAAGCCGAGCTTAACAGCAGTCATTGTCAGGTCAGCGGTGTCAAGACCGTGGACTTTCGCAAGGTTAGTGAACGGGGAAGCTGAAGTAGCTTGACCCATCTTGTACGCACGAGTTCGCTTAGTGAGGTAAGGCAACTTGTACGTAGCACTTGGCATGTTGATTCGGCGGAATGTACTTGCAACTTGGAGCGAAAGATAAACGTCTCGCAAAAGGTTACTGGAATACATCGTTGGAACCCATTCCAAACCGTCCGTAGCAGTGATGGAGTCAAGGGCATCGTTGATAGCCTTGGTGTTCTCACCAGCATTCTTGAACATGTCCTTAACTTGTGCAAGAACATCTCGGTCAATTCGGATTCCACCTTCAGCCATAGTAGCCTTGGAGCCACCGAGAGCAGCAACTGCAAGGAAGATTTGGTCATTAGCCTTTTGAATGGCAGTGATCTTTTCGTAGTCCTTGTGGTCGCGGTGAATTTGTCGGCTAACAGCCTTCTCGATTTCAGTTCCTGTAAGAACCAATTGAGCGTTGTGCGCACCAAACTTAGCACTTGCATCTTCGTAAATCTTTCGTTGGTCATCTTCCGATGCGCCTTCAAACAGCTTTACAATGTTCGAGGAATTGAGTTCGTCAAACTTGTTGGATTCGATTTCTTCTTTGCGTTGTTCGAGCAAGAGCTTGGAGTTTTCCGTCAAAGCCTTTGTAGCTTCGATTTGAGCTTCTTGAAGCTGAACCAGCTTTTCGATGTCAGAGCCTTTTTCGATAGCTCGGGAGAGCAAAGCCTTCGCTTCTGCTACGCCTTCGATACCAAGGTCATTTAAGTCCTTCCGTGTTAGTACGGGTTCGTTAGGTTGTGTATTAGGATCAATCATTGTATTTTCCTTCAGATTCTAACGCGGATAGGTCTCCATGAGAATCGCTACTAATATGTATTCCACATATCAGTAGCGATTAAATGCTTTATGAATAATTTTTTACTGCTTTTTTGCGAATTTCTTCATAAGTTCTGCGAATTCTTTGTCAATCTTTGACTCTTCAGGCGTTTCAGCAGCTTCTTCAGACTTCTCTACTTCGCTATCTGTATTCATTTCGTAGATACTAGGTGGCTCATCTTCCTTAGCAGCTTCAGCAGCACTCATCATGGCATCAATGATTGCATTAACCATGTCAGCATCTTCCCTGTCACCAATTGATACGTAAACTTCAAACACAGCGTACACGTACTTGAGAAGCATGTCGATTGTATCCTTAGTGACAGCCCCAGACTTATTCCAACTACTTAGAATGTTGATAGCCGAATTCATTTGATTCTCGAACGTTTTCTGCTCGTAAATGAAAGGCTCGTTCTCTGCGAAAGTAACAGTGTCGTACTTCACAGTTTCGTAAAGAGCAACATCTTCTAGCTTATCAATATCAACACCGTTGTGTGTTGGTACAGACTTTTCAAGCTGTCGGTAAAGACCAGCTACTCGCTTAATAGCCTTCTCGCGCTCACCAGGAGCAAATACAAAATCTGTTCTAGCTCCAAGCAACTTGTACGTGGAGATAGCCAGGTCTTCAAACGTAATGTCCACACCAGACTTGTGCTGAGTACCAACTCGAAGGGCATAGTCTAAACGCTTGCCGTTGACACGCTTGATAAGGTGGGTGTCATCATTGCTAACATTATCACCGTCAAGGACTGTAGAAGGCTCACACGCTTCGTACAGAGGACTTGCGACTTGGGATTTAGTCTCTTCGACTGTTGACGATTCGTTTGGTATGCTCATATAAAACTCTTTTCTTACTTCAGAAAGGGACGGGAGTTTACCAGCAGAGTAATCTGCCATAAACTTGTTGACATTATTGCCATAAATATTTTCGTAGTCCGGTATGAACTTTGAAATCTTCTTGATTTGATCCAGCATTGCATCCGGGTTACAAGCTACCGTTACGAGCGAACTCTCAAGTAGATAGCATTCGGTGTGCTTGTAGAACTTAGCATTGCTAACGTACTCACCAGCCAGTGACCTAAATCCGACTGACTGCTGTTTAAGGCTGCCGTCTTTGATCATAGGCCATAGCATATCTCTGACTAACGGAATATCTGAAAGAGTAATTCCTTCCAAATACAAACCGTTTGCATCAGTGTATGAGTTCTTTACGTGGCCAATTGGTTGCAAGTGATCGTGCATGAAGCAATACACTGGATTGTTAAGGTATCTCCAAAGGTGCTTATTCCATGCTGCAGGCTCGATAATGTCATTAACCAAGTCTGGGGTAGACACGCTAACGTATCCAGACATTTGTTTGGTTGATGTACTATCCTCAAAGTCACCTAGGGTACTCTTAATGTCACCAAGTCTTAGAATCTTGGTTTCTGGATCAACTGGTACACCTGGCTTGAAAACGTTTGTCATTGTTTGCCCTTACTATCAAGTTTATTCCACATTGCTAGTAACTTTTCGTTCTCAGTAAGTGGCACAGACCTCGTTCCTGTCTCATCAACAAGCTGTGCTTCCCCGCCGTCTGATTGGTCTCTACCGCCCATTGAACCTGGTAAAGTTAGTGATGGTGAAGCTGCGTCTGCCGCTTCCTGCGCTTTCGTACCCATCTTGTTGTCATACACTGGTCTTGGAAGATTTCCAAACTCTTCTGCTTCACCGTCATACGGATCATCACCAGTGAATTCACGAGCCTCGTTAGGAGTCATCTTACCTGTGTTAAGGGCAGCAGTGATCACACGCATATCATCAAGCATTTCTCGGCGTAGGGCTTGAACTTCCTTAAATCTAAATGCGAAGTACAACTTACCAATTCGAGTATTAGCAGACAGCCCACTGACCACAGGAGCGCATAACTTCTTTGTGACAGTCTCTTGGAATGTCAATGCCCAAGGTACAAGTTTTGTTCTCCAGAAGAAACTTTCTAACTTATCAATATCCTTTGATTCAGCGTCAAGTAAAGCAAACGGCACACCGAAAGCGATTGCTTGGTTCTTCTGCGCCTGTGTGATAAGCTCCATAACACCTTCATGTGCTGAGGACTGATTCAGAGACTTGTACTCCATGTCTTTTTCAAGCACGAGGACTCTGTAAGAATTCTTGCTTCCAGCGTATTGTTCGTTAAATTCCTTTTTAAGCCTTGCTAATTCGTCAGCACCAATTGTGTTCTTACAAGTAAGCACACCAGAGATAACCGCTGCTTGTTGTTGTATATTGCGAGAAGCACGTTTTGTCAGCTTTTCAATTTGAATATCAAAGTCAGCAGCATCAACTGCTTTATCACCGAGATAGTAATTTGAAGAAGCGTACTCGTACGTATGGATAACCATATTCTCGGGATAGGCGAATTCATCCGTGCCGTTCTTGTAGACATACCAGCGAACCTTCGTTTCCTCGTCTGGAACGATCTGAACATACTTAGGGTTGAGCGGGTAAAGAGACAAAGGGCTAATGTTTGCATACTCTGGAGCAGTCTTCTCGATTACGATAAAGGCGTTTCCGTAGAGTTCTGCGTCAGCGTAGTGCTGGGCTACAAGGTCTCTAAACGATTGTTGGGGATTACAGAACTCAAGAATTTTGTATGGATAACCTTTACGAACTTTTGTGGTGCGGTTCTTACTGTCTTCAGCAAAGATGTCCCAGTTGAGTACCTTGATCTGGTTTGATCCAAACAAAATTGCTCGTCGAATGATAGGGTTTTCCCTAAACAAACGAGCAGCTTGGTCGTGGGAGTATTTACCATCTTGAGTCGGGCCACCGACACCAAACCCGGATTGACGTGTGAGTTTACCGCCAACTTCGTTTGCGTGAAGTGTGTCTACGAACCCCTTTGTCTTGTTTTGTTTGAATGCCAGAGCGTGTATCAAATAAATTTTCCTCTAATGGTTATTTACCGTATTACAGCCTGCTTAAAGAG